TGCTATTTCCATAAACAATTTAAGTAATAGTATAAATGCTACAAATAATAATGTAACCACATTAACTACCAATCTTCAGGCTTCTGCTATTACTATAAACAATATTTCTAATAATTTTGGAAATTTTTTAAGTAAAATAAATGATGATTCAACATCAAACAGAATAATTTTTAAATCTGTTGCTGAAAGCACAACTACTCCGGTTATAAATGCATCAAATGCTTTAACTATAGATACAAAAGCCGCAAATACGTTCTTGGTTTATCTAAACAGACCTATAGAATCTTGGACATTTTCAAATACAGCAGGATTGAATAGTTATATGTATTCATTTACACTTCAATTATGCTGTGACGGAACGGCTAGGGCTATTACTTGGCCAACCGGAACAAGATGGTCAGGAGGAACTCTTCCCACCCTAACAACTAATGCAAATAAAGTGGATACATTTGTATTTTCAACTAGAACAGGTGGAACCGAATGGTATGCACATATTGTAAATACAAATCAATAAAATTATGAAAAAATATTGTTTAATAGAAAATGGAGAAATTAAAATTCACCCTAGAACATTGCCTACAAATTGGAATAACATATCTAATTTTAATACGTTGAATGATAATATATTAAAAAAATACAATTGGATTCCAGTAGAAACGATATCAGAAAATAAAGAAATTTTTTGTAATTCTTGTTTAGAAATTTTTGATGATAAAGTGGTTCAAACTATTATAACCAGAGATAAAACAGAAGAAGAAATTCAATTAGAAATACAAAAACAAATTAATGTACAATGGCAAATTATTAGAGAAAATAGAAACAATTTATTAAAAGAATCTGATATACTTGTTTTAATAGATAAATGGGAAACCTATACCGAAGAAAAAAAACAAAAAATTAAAACATATAGACAAGAATTACGAGATTTACCTAGTATTGTAGAAGATCCTTTTATCGTAACGTTTCCATTATTATAATCATAATATGTCATTTAATGTAAGAAAACAATTAAAAACACAAATCTCTGGATCAACTCCTAGATCTATTATTTTAACTAGTTCAAAAAATCGTGTTTTTCCTGGTGAAACTATCACATTTACTTTAACAACAACGAATCAATCCGATGGTACAGTATTTCCATATAGTATTACGGGATTATATATTTCCGGTGTTAAATTTGGTTCATTTTCATCTTCTCTTAATGGACAATTTACAGTTATAAACAATACCGCATCTATATCATTAATCTTATTAAGGAGTGAACGATGTAGACAAAGCAACTTTAGTGACGCGATATTTACAGTTACTTGTGCTGGTGAAAGTCTTTCTTTAATATATGATAGAAGTACATGCATTAATTTTGAATATAGTGATGTTTCTATGTATACAGGAGATAGTTTAAATGTTTATATAACATCTAATAATGATTCTAATGGTGTCAGGTCTGCTATACCTGATGGGTATTTGTGTAAATGGGCTGTGAAATATGGTGATATTAAAAATGTTGGATCGATAACACAGGAAACAGGAGAATTTACTATTATTAATAATACAGCACAAATTACTCTCGCAGCATTAGAAAAATATACTAGTGAGGATATATATTTTTATATAGAATATTATGATAGATTTAATAATTATTTTTCTCAATCACCTGCAATGCATATTTATAATAGACTTCCATCTGATTATTCATTAATGAAATCTACTCCTTCTGTAACCGAAGGAGGGTCAGTGACAATTACATTAAATACTATAAATATACCTAATTTTATTAACGTGCCTTATACTGTTACTGGTGTTTCTTCTGACGATATAAATGGTGCAAGTTTAAAGGGTAACTTTTATATTAACAATAATACAGCATCTGTCACTTTTAATATTAAAAGTGACACTCTTAATGAATATACAGAAATATTAACTCTTTCTCTTGATAATGGAAAAGCTTCTGTGTCAGTTAACATATTAGATAATAATCCTACTTATTCATTAAGTACAAATGCATCAGTTCAAACTATTAATAATTTAAAATATTATGTGGTTAATGAAAATCAATCTGTGACGATTACATTAAATACTACAAATGTAGCTAATTATACGAACGTGCCTTATAATATTATAGGTGTTTCTTCTGATGATATAAATGGTGCAAGTTTAACAGGTAACTTTTATATTAACAATAATACAGCATCTGTCACCTTTAATATTAAAGGTGACGCTTTTACTGAAAATACGGAGATATTAACTCTTGAAATTCCTAATAAGGCTATTAATATTCTTATATTTATAAATGATACTTCAAAAACTGGTTGCATCCGTACTAGTGGTAATTGGGTTATAACGGGTAAAGTTGCAATTTGTGAAAGCGTAACAGTAAACGGCAACATCTTCATATCAAATGGTGCTACACTGTGGATAAAATACCCCGCTCATCTTACACAGCCAGATAATTTTGATATACATGTACAGGAGGGTAGTGGTGGTCTTTACGCAACAGGGACTTTGAGCGGTGGTGCATTATACATGGGTTCAAATGTGAATGTGTATTTGGATCGCCCCCCACCAGACTATGCTACTTTTAGTTGCGCAGATATTTGTTGATAAATTTTTAGTTAATTTTAAAATAAATCTTGTATAAAAAACAAGCGAACAGGTGAACCGATAATCCACAAAAGGGATATGAATAATATCCTAATGTATCAAAAAGTGGATTATAAAATAAACTGGTTAATACACCCATCCAAAAACTACTACATTCTGGACATATCAAAGGTTTTCTTATATATGGAATCCTTGCAACCAAATTTCTAACGGGAGCAAATATTTCTGAAAAACTCCACATAAAACTAACACTCAAACTTAGTATTATGTATGTTAAAAATTCAAAAAATATCATAAAAAGAAAACATCAACATATTCATCATCTACTCTTAAAAGAGAAAATTGTCTATATGCTGCTCTATCATTATTTAATTTTTGAGAAAAATTGTTCCATTCAGTAACCTTTACTCTTTCTACTTTTCCACCGTAGATTACGAATCCGTATTTGTTTTCGATATCATGCAAATTAATTAAAGATTTAATTTCCGTAGAAGATTCATTTAAAAATTTTGCACACTTTTCTCTATTAGAGTTTACATAATTTTCTACTTTACCTCTACATGAGCAGTTGGGATTGGTTGATGCTGATTCGATATCGGCATAGATTTCCGGAGCCAAAGACTGAAAAGATGCTTTAAAGTTTTGATTTAAGCTTAAAAGTTCTAAAAATATTTTAGATAAGTATTGGTAATTTGGATCAATATTCATATATTATATTTTATATAAAATAATATAAATGTCAAATATTTTATTGAAATTTTTTAAATTTTTATAATTAGTTTAAATGAATAATGTAAACATAACAGTAATTTCTTCTCAAGATAATATAGAAAATTCTTTGGATTCAACGAGAACCTTTGGTTTATTTTTAAATAAATCTTTATCTATTGTTAAAATGTGTCATTGGTATACTGAAAATTACGATGCTCATAACATTCTAGGAAACTTGTATGGTTCATTAAGCGATTCTTTTGATGATCTACAAGAAGAAATAATTGGTACTTGTAAACAACAATCAAAACAATTTCCTCATATATCAAATGATATCAATTTTGACGATATACAATTGTATGTGGATTGTGATGGTTCAATACTAAAAACATATTATGGTGTATGTGGATCGATTTGTTCATCATTAAACTCACCGGAATTTGATTCATACATCAGTTCGGTTATATCTGGATTAAATAATACCAAAGAAGAAATTTTATCCGCATTAAATAAAGCAAATTATTTATTATCTTTGGTTAAAATATAATTTTAAAAATTTATTCTCTAGTTGAATCGAACCAATTTATTTTATATAAATCGGTATGCGCAGGAGTAATCTTCTTAATATTGCTTCTTATAGAATCTTCTATTAATTTTTTAACACTATCGTCTGCTTTTAAATTATGGATATTAATATTATAATATTTGCTCTTACTTGTTGGTAATTGCATTTGAAACCAATGTTTTATTTCTTCTACGTAATTTCTTTCTCCAATTGGGATATTCCATTTTAATGGTCCTTTATCAATAGATAATGGTGATGCAAAATATATTTGTGCAATTTCTCCCTGTGTTAAGGATTTGTTGTACATCAAAATTTGACCAATATCTCCAAGTAGTTTGTACGCATCTTCAACCTGAATTAAATCATTTAATGTAGTATTTTTTATATTTGATGCACCTACCAATAAGGATGACTTGTAATCGTATTGTATTTGATATTTTGCTTTATCGAATTTTTCATCAGCTACTAAAATAGTATCTATATAATATTTTGCAGTACCATTTGTTGAATCAAAATTAAAAACAAAGTTATGCCAGCCCGGTGGCAGATCTTTAACATCATATGTTAATTTTAATAATCTTCCTTCTTTTCCATTTGCAGTTGCTATTTTAAATTTCCAACTTAAATTTTTATCTAATGATCCAAATTTTCTTAAAAATTGATAACTGCTAAAATCACCTAATGCTTTGAAATTATGATTCTCTATTACTGTTGCTAAATCTACTGTTAATAATCCATATAAACTTAATGTAGAAACTAATGCTCCTTCGGAATTTATTAAGTATGCTATTTTATCAGAATCATCTACCAAAATAGCCAAGTCTTCTGTTTTATCAGATGTTTCCACACATACTTTGCTTATTTTAGGTGTTTTAATAAAGTTTAAAAATCTAAACTGACCATTATATTGAAAACAATCATCATCTATCAAAGCATTTTTTCCTATGCTTTTTGTAAATTCAAATCGGTCTTCTGTTATATTGAATTTTGTTATTTTATCTTTTTGATGAACCAACCATAAATTATTTTTAGCATCACAGCTTATTTGTTGCATTGGTCCTAGATTTGCATATATCTGTTGATCTTTATATAAATTTCCACCTATAACTTCCCATAAACTATTTTGATTATCGATACATGAAGTATTACCATAAGAGTATTTTAGATTATCATCTAAATCTATTTCAATTCTTTTGTATTCTTTTGTGAGTATATTAGTTGATAATAATTTTCCTTCGGAATTAAGTTTTACTACTTTTTTATCTTTTACACAATATAGATATAAATTTTCTTGAGAATCTATTTCTAGTTGATCTATATATGTTATATCGCTTAATTCTGTTACATCAACAGTTTTTTCAATTTTTCCTTCTATGTTATATTTTCTTAGTATTCTATTATATGAATCTACCACCCAATAGCCGAAATCTATCAATCTTTGTATTATATTATTTTGACTATTTGGTTTATATGGAATAGATATATTATCTATATGAGAAAGTTTAAAATTTAAATTGAAAATATTTCCTGATGTGGAATCAACAACTGTAAAAAGAGGTGATGTTAAGGATGATTCATTTATAAATCCAAATCCACTATCATAATAATTTCCTATTATTTGATCTCCGTTTATATTACCCCAATTTTCAACTCTTAACCATAAGGAAAGTGTTAAATGATTTTTTTCCAATAATACATTTTTAGCAGGAAATACTATATGATTTTTTCCATTTAAATTTAAATATTCTCCTTTAAAATTTGAATCGTCGTTTCCAACTATGAAACCATCGTTTTTATATGGTGTGTTGTCTATTAATGGTGAACTGGTAAAATTTGATATGTCCAATACTTTAGATCCTAGTGGATTGTAAAAATCTGAACTTAAATATGTCAAAAATGTTTTAGAATTTTCTTGTCCAGAACGGAAGTATATATACTGCCCACCGGGTTCAAAAAATAAAGATGATGGTTGATCCCAAACTTCAAAATCAACATCAGGGTTTAACTTTTCGTTGTACAACAAATCAGTTGCTCCTAATGCTGTATCGGTTGTATAATAAGCGGAATTGAAATATCTGTCCATCCACTTCTTTTGACCCATTGTATTTCCAGATAACCATGTACACAACCATGTTCCATCTAATCTAGGCATAGACGGAGGCTGTGGAACATTTGGCGTTAGTTCCTCGTATGATATCTGTCTAGTATATATTCTATCTGAAACATAAGGCAATTCTCCATAATATGCCCCATCTTCGATCAATCCTGCATCTTGTACCGATATTCTTTGAGTTGTTGGTGGAAAGTAAAAAACTGTGTTTCTATCGGTTTCAAATTTTTTTAAATATGTATTTGTAGTAAACCCTAAATATATATTTTCCAATCCATTTTCTTGATTGGTTCCAGAGAATATATTATTATATACTCTTCTAATCGATGGATAATCGCCAATGTAATCAACACCTCTGGAATAGTTGTATTCCGGTGTTTGATAATTTTTTAAACCATGTATTTGTAAATCATAATCTACCGTTTCGGTGACATCGTTAAATTTTGGATTTTTATATGGAAAAAATGATAGAAAATTTTGTTTATAATTTTCTTTTAAACTTTCTTGGGTTGGTATTAAATCTTTTTGAGATAATAATGGACTAGATTCATATCTACAAAAATAACTATTTTTAATGCTATCTGGTAACAAATTATTTCTTTTATATGATATAAAGTTTAATATATTAGAGTCTCCTAAAGTAGAATTTAAATTATATGAGACATTAGTAAGTGACAATATTCTATTTGAATTTATAGTTACTGCTTTTGTATAGTTACTATCATATGAAAATAATACTATGTTATCTTCACCCAAAAAATAATTGAATTTTTGTGTATTTGAAGGCGGTGATATTCTAGATGAAAAAAATAAATTATTAGAATTATCGTAAGTTAAAACATTTCCGTTATATGATTCGATTGAAATTGTATCATCATCGAATATTATTTTCATGGTATCTAAATATGAAAAGCTGTTATTATATGATTTATATAATATGTTTTTATTTTGATATGTTGAAAGTGTTAAAACAAAAGAATCTGTTGTTTTTAACGGAGTTTCTATCTTAGAAAGATCCGTTAAAATCTCAGGAGAATTTTTGTCTTCAAACATATCTTGTCCTGATAAAAAATTAGTCAAAACGATTCCGGTTTTTTTATTTATTTTTATATCATTTGGATCTTTTAAAAATTCATATATATTTGATTTAAAACCATTATTAAAAACAAAATATGTTTTTTTTATATTGATTTTATTACCCATTAAATTAAAATTAATAGGATACCAATATATATCTGATATTTTTTTTGAAGATAGTTCCATTTATAATACTTAACTGTAAAAATCAGTTTCTAATAATTTATCTACTAATACATTTGAGTTTATTTTTTGTACTGTTGTGTATGGTAATAAACAATTTATATTATTTATTACTAAATTTTGATTCTTTTTTAATGTACTGCTAATTAAACCAAATTCTTCATCATTTCCGCGTAATATAAAAGATATATTAAAACATCTGGTATCAAGATTATATGATATTTTACATGGTTCTATTGTTGGTTTTTTTGTAATAGTATTACTATAAATTAACTCTATATCATAAGAAAATTTTGTAGAATACAAATTTTTTGTTATATCAAATTGTTTAATTTTTACGTTTATTTTAACTGATACAGAAGTCCAATATTTTATTTCATTATCAACGACATATATTTTTTTATTTACCTCATCCAACCAATAATCTGGATTAGATTCCATGTTTGGTTTTAATGTTAATCTATTATCGTTATTTTCTGGTATTAATACATTTTCATTTTTTGATAATTTATCAAAAATATATCCTGATGCAGTTTCTATAAAAATAACATCATAAAAAAAGTCAAATCTTTTTATTTCATTATTAATCAATTCAAAATGAAAATCTGGATTTATAGTACTATATTTTAAATTTAAGGCTGATAATGCATCAGTAGATGGTAAAATTTTACCACTGGGAGTTCTCATCCATATTTCACCGGAACTTTGATTCTCTATTAACTTATTCATAATTATTTACAATCTGGATAATTTGGATCATTTTCAACTTCTTTTTGTTTATCAACAAAATCTATATTATATGGATTTTCCACATTTTGATTTTGAAATGGTTTGAGTATATTATATGCTCTTCTAGATTTAGAAGATAAATCAACAATTGGTTCTATTACTGGTTTATTATTCCAATTAACCACAACCGGAATGTAATAATTAGGATTTACCGATTCAAATACATATAAAATGTCGTTGTTTACACCAAACATTCTGGTGTACAATAATTGAACACTATCAAAAAAACCACCAGTTCCATCCATTTTAGGCGATATTAAATTTAATTTAAATTCAATTTTAGTAGGATTCGTTACTCCTAACTGATAAACATTTGCACTAACTCCAAAAATTTGCGATGTGGCGGTTGATGTAATATAAAATGTTTTATTACATTTATAATTTCTGGGATCTCCTATTTCACTTGAAAATGGTAGAGTTTCGGTAGTTGTTTTTTTGTAAAATAAAGTTTGTGTTTTAATTTCATCATCAAAAATATATTCAATTTTATATATTTTTTTAGAAACAATTAATGATGATGGATTTATAGTTAATGTTAATGGTGCATAAAAACTAGTTATAGTGTTATGCAAAGATGTTGTTAAATTTATTGTTTTTTCAAAATTTAGCATTTATATAATACTTAATAATAAGTGTTAAATTTTCTATTTTATTATGTTAATGTTCTCGATATGGTTGTTTGATAACCACAATAACTATACGTATTACCACTTCGACCACAAAAACATCCTCCAAAGCATGGATCGCCATTAAATCCAGGTGGACAACCATCGGTAGGAGTATTGTCAGTACAAGTACATGTAACAATACCATTACAACCTGTTGATGTTGTTGTAACAATAGTAACTGATATAGAAGTAGAACAAGTTGCACCATTGATAGTAATTGTCATGGTTTTAGTTCCTGCTGTTGATGTGGTGACAGTAAATGCTTGTGTTCCATATCCTTTGTATAAAACAAAATTTCCGGTTAAGTTTGCTCCATTTATTTCACCTGTTGTAACTCCTGTTATAGTATATGCTACATTTTCATCGCCTAATAATGATGTATCCAATCCAAAAGTCACAGTTGATCCATTTATAGTTTTAGTTAAACTATATAATGTTGGATAAACTCTCCAATCTTTATTTTTTGCAGTAACCCAGTTGCATGAACATGTTCCTGTATTATTATCTACATAAATGCTCCATTCTGGTGTTATGCTTGGTGGTTTTTGTGGAAGTTGATTAAATATGTCATTTAAATTTGTTGCTGACATATTGTTGTTTTTTATTGATATTGTTCTTGTTGTATTTTGTGTTAAAGAAATATTAGATAATCCACTTAAATTTCCACGAATATTATTATTTTCTAAATTTAACGTTTCCAATGATACACAAGAAGACACATTTAAAGTACTTAAATTATTACTATTAAAATTAAGCGTTTTTAAACTAGAACAATTAGTCAAATTCAATGATGCTATAGATTGTGTGTTACATGTGATTGTTTGTAACAATCTACAATTTGATAAATCTATAGCACCTCCAAGATTGTTTGGTGAATTTACTGTTATATTAGTTAATGCCTGTCTAGGTTCTATATAAAGATCAGTTGATTGTGTAGTAATTGTTACACCAGAACCATCCGATGGGGTAGTTGTTATAGAAGGTTGTGAACTCCATCCCGACCATAATACTGGTAATGTACCAGATCCGCTACTAGTACATTGATAGCCTCTCTCATCATTATTGGTTTGAATTGTTGTAAATTCTGAACCATCTATCCAACAACCCCCTTGTCCACCATTACCAAAACTTGTAGTTGAACCTGCTATACCATCTTCTCCATCTTGCCCCCATGCTCCACCATCTCCACCGCTTCCGGTAAATATAGAAGCTCCATATATTATTCCTGTTGTACCCGAAGTTGGAACCGACCCATAACCTTGTCCGTTTCCTCCCTTTCCACCAGTATATGTTGTACATTCTCTATATTTGGTATTGCATGTACCAACAGTTGATCCATTACAATCAGAAGAATTGTTATAATATTGACAAGAAGAACCACACCCTGCTCCAACTGTACAGTCATTTGGAGTAGAGCAATAATTTCTTCCTTGACAATTGAGTATACAACATTTACCACAATAGGATGCACCTGGACAATTTGTAGATGATGTTAATACTTCTGTTTTATATGCTCCACCTCCACCTCCACCGCCTCCACCTCCACCATATATATTTCCATTATTGGTTATAATAAGGTTTCTTCTAGTGTATATAGCAGTTCCTCCTTTTCCTCCATCAAAACCCGCTGTACTACCTCCTCCTATTGCACCAACTCCTGCTGCTCCTAATATTGAACCCTTGTTAATTATTATAACCTGATCATATGATCTGAATGTACTTGCACTATCGGCTGGAATAGTTATAGCTGGTGTTAATGGATTATTGGAATATATATTCACCCCAGCATTAATTGTGATTATACCTCTTAATTTTTTTCCACCATTTCTATTCCAATTAAATCTACTAGCTGCTCTAGTACTTATATATGTCCATAAATTTAAATTTTGTTGGTCAGTAGTTATTGTATCAACTACTGTTAACCAACTTCCATAATATCCTAGTCCAAGAGATGCCATTAACTTTGTCCTCCCAATACATTAGTTTGACTTTGTAAAATTATATTACCGATACCCTCTACCCAATTTCCACCACTTCCTCCGGTTCCACCGTTTTTAATTGGACTATTATTACCATTTTGTGCAGTTGTTCCCCATGTACCACCATTTCCTCCTGTACCACCATTTCCTGTTCCTGCTAAACCAGATCCCGCAGATTGTGTATATCCTTGTCCCAATCCACCATTTCCTCCATTAGCCGATGTCCATGTTTTTGCTCTACATTGATATGTTATTCCACCTCTTTTTAATTCGGGAGGGTCACAACATGGTGGATTACATGTTGCACTACAATTATTGCTTAAAGGACTGCAATCATAACTTCTAGTATTATACCAATATTCTGTACCACCATATGCATCTGTTAAAATATTTACTGGACAATCATCGCAACCACTAGCACTACAACAACTTTTTAATACTCCTCCTGTTATAGTAAAGGTTTCTTGTCCACCACCGCCTCCACCGCCTCCACCGCCTCCACCATATATATTTCCATTATTATTTAAATATATCTGTTTTTGTACTTTTAATGCGGTTCCTCCGTTTCCTCCATTTGTACCATTTGTGGGTGTTTGATCCCCTTCTCCACCTGTTCCTATTGTGCCACCCGCACCTAAAATAGAACCATTGTTTATTAAAAATATTAAATCATATGGTCTAAATAAATTTGGTGGTATTAATAATGCAGGAGTGGAAGGATTAGTTGAATATATACTATATCCTGCTGGTATAGTTATAATTGCCTTTAATTTTTTACTAGTATTGTTCCATGAACTGTTGGATGTTATAAAATTATATAGATTGACATTGGCCTGAGTAGTTAGATTTAAAACAACATTATACCAACTACCATAATATCCTAGTCCGAGTGATGCCATATCATTATGATAATAAATCTCCTACAAGATACCAAGATGTACCAGTCCAGTATGCACTTGCCGCTGAATTTGTAAATGCCAATTTTTTAAAATCGTTATTTGGTGTTGATAATATAGTGGGTGTTCCTGTACCTTGTGCAAATTGTACTACACCAGCACCTACTCTTATTACCGAAACTTGTGTTCCTGCTTTTAACCCAGTTGGTAATTGGATATTTATAGTAGTTGTTGCATGATCTGCCAAAATTGTTTTATCGTGATCATTTTGTGATACAAGATAATTTACTGCTGTTGTTACGGGTGCTTTTGGATCATTTGTTATTGACCCAGTTACTGAAAAATTACCATATACTGTAACCGCACTATTATCTGCTCTTAATTTTTCAACATTGTTGGTAAATAGTGATACTATACCATTACTTGCTCCTCCTGCTCCTATTATTGGACTAAATACACCAGTATCGCCATCTGAACCAAAAGCATAACCATTTATTGATGAATCAGCATTTGATGGAACTCCTTGATAAGATCTAAATCCCGTGGCATAATTCTGTTGCTGTGAACTAATTCCACCATAAACCGTTAATTGTTGTGGAAATGTCTCTATTGCTGTTAATGTATTTGTTCCAATTCCAACCCTACCATCGGTTCCTATAACCAGTCTATTATATATTTTATTTGGATTTGTTCCAGTATCGTTTTGTCTAAATATTAATGCTTCATTTCCATTATCAATTGTTTCAAATATTAATCTACTGTTAGCATCGGAAATATGTTCAAAAAATATTCTTCCTCCATCATTTACTGCGCCATATCCAAATTGAATAAATTTAGAATCGTTTAATAGCACATTACCATTTGTACTAATATTTCCATTTACGGTTAATGATTCTTGTGGGTTTGTTGTTAATATACCTACTTGACCTGTAGATTTTATAGTAAGAGCTTCGGTAGTGGTATTATATCCGGTTTGAAAATGAAATGCATTATTATATGTGGTATTATGAAATATATTTTTAAAATATGTATCACCTTTATTATTATCATATTGTACGTAAAATCCTTCACTTGTTATGTCTCCATTACCCGCCAATCTTAGAATTGGATTATGTGCATCATTAATCGCCTGTATTCGAATTTCTGGATTTTCCGAATTTTCATAAATATGAATATGTGCTTTTGGATCATCAGTACCTAATCCTACTTTTCCATTATTAGAAAAATATATATCATCTCCATCAGAATCTATGAAATGTGCAATTGCCTCATTACCTGTTTGTGTAACTTTTAATGCAGGACCAGTTCCGGTATTTTCAATTGTCATTGCAGATGTAACTTGTACTTTGGTATCCAAATATGTATATGCTCCCAATACGGTTAAATCTCCTTTTACTGTTGCATTACCACATACATTTAAATTTTTTTGAATACCAACCCCACCAGCTACTATTAATGCACCAGTTTCACATGACGTACTTTCATCATCATTATTAAACTTAACTCCACCACAAACATTTAATTTTTTTGCAATACCAACCCCACCATCAACTACTAATGCTCCATCGGTACAGGATGTGCTATTTTTTGTTCCAATTATATTAACAGTACTAGTAGCATCTGCTTTTGCCATTTTTATGCTCGTAGCACTACCGCCAAAATTAATTGTCGTTGTATGTGATGTATTTAACAAATTAAAAGTGGGAGTAGAAGCTGATAAATCTCCACCATCTATATCAACATCACCAACTACATTTAAATTTCCATTCAAATTTGTATTTCCCAATACATCCAAAACATAAGTAGGAGTTATAGAATTTGTATTTATACCAACTGTACCGTGCATTATGTTTTTACCGAATGCAGTAGAAAGTGGTGTATTAAAACTAAATGCTGCTAAACCAATTTCTCCACCAATAGTACGAACACCAGTTTTTGATGAATAAAAATATCCCGCATATGCACTTGCTGGTGCAACTGCACATAATGCACCCTGTAATGAGAAATCTCCTAAGAATGGTTGATCTGGACTTGCTATAGGGTCGTGTGATGCATCAGGATTTGTTGCATTTCCGTATGTATGATGGTTTTTTCTGTGATATTTCGAGTGAAATCTATTGCTCATATTTTTAAATACTTATGTTAATGGTGATGTATATTCATTACAACAATTGGATGTTGCATCTTTCCATTGTTTTGTTGGTGCATAATTAACCTGAAATGTATCCATTAACTCCGCATATGTTATTGGATTTATGTTACATAATCTTATTATAGGTAAAGATAGATCATAACAAGACATAGCTCTCCATGACCAACAGAAATCTCCTCCACATTTTGATTTTTCTCCGTCTAAATTTGATGATGAACTATCAGAAAATGAAACGTCCAAATTTTCCCTCAAACTTATTTGAGAATCGTGTAATTTTTTCAATTCTCTATTGACTACATCGGGAATATAAAATTCATTTACTCCAATTTTTAATTTTTCATTTTCTACATCTGAACCAAATTTAACATTATCTTCTTTTAGTATTGGTATTAGTGAAAAATATGTTGCTGTTCCTCTGGCTGTTTGTTCTGATACTAAAACAAATTTTCCATTTAATGAATTTCTAAATGTTTTTAAATTTTGAGCGGTTCTATTTAATGCCAAATTATAGTTTATATCTGTTGCAAATTCTTCTTTCTTTAATAATATTTGATCCAAAGACCAATATTTAGAATCCAATCCATCTCCTATTTTAAACAAATCAACAAAGTCTTGGAATTTTAAAATTGATTTGTTGGTCGAGACATACAATTCTCTATTTGAATAATGTTTACACGATGTAAATTTCAATCCATTTATATTTGGTAAATTAAATGTTGTTAAAAATTCACCAACAGAAGAGTATTTAAAAACATTTCCGGTAGTTATTATGTATAAAAATTCTCCATTTTCATCAAATTCCATTTTAACTATTTCCGATTCTCCGATCTGAGCAACATCAAATGTGGAATATACCGATTTTGCTAACTCATCAAATATATGAACTTTTAAATTTTTAGTTACTGCATATATTAATCCACTTTCATGGACTGTAAAATTTACTATTTGATCATCTTTTAAAACATCATCATAGTATGTATGTATCCAAGATAAAGATCCACTATATTGTTTTATGCAATTGTTGTTATAATCTAAAACAAATACATTATCATTCCATAAGAATATTTCAGATGGGAAATCGAACCTGCTATTATCATTTAGTCCACCCAAGGTTCCAACGGTTAAAACCAATCCAAATAAAGGATTTTGTAAATCACTAAAATCAAAATCAAATCTGTATATTTTATTCCTAATTGAATCTGCCACATATATGGATGTTTCATCTTCATTTACGGTTATTGATTGTGGATTAAAAAACAAATCATCCATATCAGATGCTTTTAAAAATTTTATTTCTTTACAATTTTTATCTTTTTCAAAAAGTCTGAATCTTTTATCATCTAACACGTATATGTATTTTCCTATATGTATATCTTTTATGTCTGTGAAATATGATGTTCCTTCTGATGCTGCATAGTTTGGAGTTTCGTAAAACTCGGAACCATAGCTTGGGGTATACCATCTTATACCATCCGATCTATTATCTTGATTTGAACCCATCCATCCATAGTAATATGAAGGAGCATTACTATTAATTGTTTGAATATTGTTTTTTAAATAATTTAAATTTTCATCAATTCTGGTTAAACATGTATTGAATATATCCGCATCACCAAATTCATTTGGTTGTATGGAAATATCATTTAAACTATATGGCAATTCTAAATTTGCCTCACTTATAATTCTTATACTTTCTTTGTTATATTCATCCCAATTTTTTTTGACAATAAATGGTGTTTTTTCTGTGAATACTTTTTTAGAATTATCGTTATATATTGCGCTATATGTTATATAAAAAGTTCCTAGTGTTGTGTATGTATTATAGAATCTTTCATTTTTTGGTTTTTCTTGTATAATGCCTTCTCCAAAATTTACTGCATAAGAAACTATTGGATTTTTTGTATATTCTGGTGTATTAAATTCTACAAATACTTGATTTCCAGATAATGTATAAGCAGTATTTAAAAATATTTCCGGTTTTGTTGATGTAGCATATGCTTGTAGAGTTTGCCAATTTTCTCTTTGTGGTATTGTTATGTTTTTAGTATTCCAAAAATCTCCACCATTAGACAATCCTACTGTAGTAAACGTAGATTCTGGTATTTTTATATTTAAATTTGAACTAGCATTTAAATATAAAGTATTAAGTGTTGTGTTTTTAACTCTAAGAGGTGACAAATCATCACCAGGTCTTATGGTAAAAACATTATATATACCATCAACTGCTGGAATTTCTTTTTTAACTATCCATTTTGGAGCGGATAACATGTATGTAATAGTCGATTCTCCGGATTGAATTTTAGCAGGAGTGTTTAATGGATTAGTATTAAATTTTTGTTGTATAAATACACTTCTATTAACATCTAAATCAAATGATGATATGATAGCACTAAAGGTATGTGTTATACCGTTGTAATCCACTATTTTTGGATTTTGTGTGAATAATAAATTACTCGGTGTACTAATACTATATGGTATAGACTCCGTTACTATATTATAACTACTTGTAACCAATGTTTCATTATATATAGTTTTATAATATAATGGGGTATTTGATGGAAAATACTCATTAAATGCAGAAAGATATAACTTTGTTCCAACCGAAGATAAAAATTCATCAGTATATTTTAATGTTAATATATTAACACCATCATTAGCCGTATCCAACAACAATTCTCTATCTGATCCTTGTTGATAAACATATCTATCAAAATTTCCATTTGCCGAAACATAAAAAACTTCAGTGTTTGATTTTTTATAATCATATGCAGTAGTTCCCGCCGCTATAGTATTATAATTTGATTGGGTTAATATCGATACTTGATCACTATTTTTCCATGCATATTGTGGATATGAAATAAATTTTAATTGTTTATTAAATTCAGAATCAGATATTTTATATATAGTTATAGTTTTTTGTATATCATGTAATATTGACCACGTATTAGTTTTTGCACCCTTTAATGTAAAGGTAACAGTATACTTTCCAGTTTGAGTAAAATTATAATTATAATTATAATTTGTTGTGTTTGTTACTGTTGTACCATTTGGTTGCAAAATACTCCATTGATATGATGTATAAGATATATTACTTAAAATATTAGGTATGAGTAAAAAGTTTGTATTTTGTGAAGCGGAACGTGTTAATACATTTTCATTTAAAAATGTATCTAGTATGGTTTCACTTTGTTGTGTATTATGTACTATTTTAAAATTTGCATTTATTATACTTGAACTAGGAAAATTAACTACTGGTAAATCATATGAACCAAAAACTAATTCTGGTGTATCTGCGGTATATACTTTTATTTTTATATCGTTTATAAATTGATTAATAGAACTATCAGGTTGTATTTTAAAACTTAAACAACTTAATGTTTGTGTTGGACCTGTTTCTCCTCTTTCATAAACATTACCATTTTCATAATATGCTGTTATTGGTGTTGTATTATTATATGTATTATTATAAGTCCAGTCCCAATATATATTATTTGTTGATGGTAAATTATAAGTTCTATCTTTATAAGGCAATAAAGTTATTAATGTTATTGTTTTTATTTGATTTAAATTATTTAATGGTATTTTTGGATCTAATATTAATGATTTATTTATAAATGCATCATAAAAAAATAAATCATTTTTTATAGTAGATGATTTATTTTGTTTTTGTGAAAATAAAGTGATATTTTTTTGATTTCCACCATAACCTGATACTCTTACTGCCCAAGAATTTATATTATATGGTATTAAAGTATCATTTGATATAAAATTTACAGGATTATAATTTCCATTAGAATCTTTTAATAGGTAATTTATTTTTACATTTGAATCATATGGAGTAACTGTCCATTTTATGTTTGAATTTCGCAAATCAATACCCGGTGCTTCCTCCTCCGTCACCATCGATTCCGCTGATATATCTATATAATCATTACCTTCTTTTATCGTATTAACAACCAAATCATAAGTTGGTGCATCATATTTTCCAGTTAAAACTATTTTAGAATTTTTAATAGCATGTTTAAAACCAGATGATGTAGATAATTTTGGTCTTATTGTTAATACTGGATTACCAACAAATGTTTTTGGATTTGTTATTTCTAATATACTAGCATCTTTAGCATTAACCCATGTTGGATTTGCTAAATTATATAATACTCTATTTCCATTTTGTTTATAATATACTTTAATATCATTTAATAAATTGGTATCCGTATATTCTGTTTCATATATAATGTATTCATTTCCAATTGTATATGTGTTTAAATCTAATTGTAAAAAATTAAAATCCGAATACATATAAGTTATAGCAGAAAAATAATCCGCTGTTGTATCTGTAATCGGAATAGTGCTTAAATTGAAATTTAAATTGGTATTTTCTGTAGGATTTGGTAATGTTGCACTAGTCAAGTATACACCATATGTATAATAATATGGTGGATATTTAGTCACAAATGTTATAGTGTCATTTTTAGATTGTACTTCTGGTACTATACCTTTCCATATATCATTTTTTGTAAGAGTTGGTCTACCATGAACATAATAGTTATTAACTGTATCTATTACTTTTTCTTTAGAAAATTTCAAAGTATCAGAATCACATATATATGATAAATTTATTTTATTATCAGTTGCACTAACAACACTTACTAAAGTTGTTCCAACTTTTGTAGATTTTTGATAATATTTTATGTTTGCACTATCTAAATACACTATAGCACTTAACATAGAACAAGCAGAAATTTGAGGATCTATGTTATCAGATATTGCGGATTGTACATAAGAAAAAGTTTGTAAATTTTTATTAAGATTTGTATCATAATATAAAATAAAATTTGATGTATAAGGATCTACTGATAAAGGATCGTCGATATATACATAATTTAACTGCTCAAAATAAATAATCGATTCGTTTTGATTAATTTTTCTTTTATTCCAATAATTAAAAATTGCATTTAAATAGAAAAAATCTTTTCTTAATTTTTTGTATGTTAAATCAGTTTCTAATATTATATTTGTATAATTAGAAACTGTAATCGGTGTTTTTATTATTGTTTGAGATGAACATATAGAATAAAAAAGTGTTATTTTATTTGATAATTGATTATTTATATATAATGTCTCTCTAGGACTTGTTGTATAGGTTAAATGTGCTTTTGGTGCATATAATCCAGCTGTTGGTATCGGAGCATTAAAATATTCAACGTAAGAATTTAAAATTATAGAAGATAATGTTAATATAAATGATGTATTTCCTCCATTAGTAATTTTTGTTGCACTAATTGGTTTTAAAAATAATTTTTTTGGAAAATAAGCTAAACTATATACAGTATTATTGTTATTTCCAATCATTTTATAAAAATGAGAAAATGGACCATATTCATTTAATCTAGAAGATAATGAATTCGTTTCTACATAAGAATTAGTTGATCTCCAAGATAGTGTTTTACCTTCTGGATTAGTTTCTAATGTAATACTATTATAAGATTCAAAATCTCTGAATATTTCATCTATCTGAACTGTTGGATTATTTATGTAATAATAATAGGAATTGTAAAAATAGTCATATTGATCACCGATACTAAACATATTAGGTGTAATTGGCGATATTCTATATGTTTCATATGGCCAACTACCAACTTCTGTTATGTTATATCCTTGTTCAAGACCCATGTTATTATCTAATATTTAGATTAAAATATCATTTTATCAATCATCTAATAGTCCTAACCCTTTATATAACTCATAATTGAAAAATATATCCAATAAACCCTCGTCTTTATACCAATCATCATTTGTTGATAAATTTCTACTAATTGTTGTTTGATCGCTATTCCAATCTATTAAATTTTCTATTATTCCCCCGTTCCAATATGGTACATATTCATAAAATTCGTAATATTGTGTCCAATCTTGTCCCAATCCTATGGAAGTTGCTAAAATATTTACCGTATATTTTGTAGTATCATTAACTATTCCTGTTGGTATTAGTCTATAATCATTTATAGATTTTGTTTTAAGAACTAAAGGTGTTCCCGCCGTTACTGTATATGTTGTGGTATTTATTAAATTTCCACGATTGTTCTTTTTTTCTTTTTTGCAATATGGACATACTTCCACTTTAGCACAATCATTGTGTCTTTCAAACGAAACACCACAATTACATTCTGTTCCTATTAATTTTGAGAGATTTATGCTCGCAAATCCCATTATTCTTTTTATAGTTGGTGGATAATTTAATTGCAAATCTTCTGATTCAGAATTTATCATTTGTGCTAGATTATACAATTGTGGTATTTCGCATGTTTCTGGGTCAGAACTATTAGAAACAAAATTTGCTATTTTTTCATATGCCACTACCGCCAAATCATCTTGGTAAAATGGTTCTTTACCAAAAATATTACCTAAAAATTGATCAAAGAAAAATTCACTTTTTTGCAATGCAGGAATATGCGCAAATTGCTTCATATTTTCTGCCAAATTAAAATCTTCATTTATTTTAAATGCTGTATAAACAGATCGGTCATAAAAATTTAGTTTATCAGATATTCCGGTTATATAAAATGATTTACTAGTAGTGGTAAAATATGGTAAATAATTTTCTCCATATTTATTAACCCAACGAGAACCTGTCCAATCACCAGTGGCTTGTAATGATTTACTCCACTCATAATATTCCATTTTAGTTGATTTTTCTTGATCTTCTGGATAAAATAAAAACCCTTGTGGTGATATATAAAAATTATCTATTGTTTTCTTTTGAACTGTATCAAAAACATATACCATGTTTTCTATTGAATTTATAACATATAGATAATTTCTCATATCACATGCAATACCTTCTATTGCAGTTTCATCAATATTTTCATTTTCATTGAACCATGGCATTTTACTTGGATATTTCGAAAATGCTATATTAGATTTTGGATAATCTGCATATATGTTATCTGCTAAACATAGAGTAGTACCAGATATTGTGTATGTTAATGTTGTTCCGCTGATATTATTAATATATCCTATTTTATTATATCCATAAGAGAACCATAGATTTTGGTCCATATCCAAGGTTAAATAATTAGGACTTCTTATTCCCTTAAAGGTACTCAATAATGTGCCAGTGGATGTTCTCTTTTGAATAGACCCAAAAGAACCCCAAATGTTTCCATTGTTACATATCCAAACATTTCCTTTATTATCAGATATTACTTCTTGTGGACATGAACAAACAGGAGAACTTATTGTTAAAAGTAAATTTCCATTTTTATCTATTTTTGTTACAAATCCACTTAAATAATTTGAATAAGAAACCCATAAATTATTATCTTTGTCCGTTTCTATACCAGTAGGTTCTATTAATATTTGATCATAATCATCAGTAGTAGTTGGATAATAAGAGTTTTGTATAAACCAATTGTATACACCAGTTGGTAAACTTTCTTTTATTTTTATTGGAGTTGTAGCAAATAAAAAATCGCCAATTGGATTAAATTTCAAAACCGATAATGTATCGTGTAAAGAAACCCATATATTTCTTTCACCATCTAAACTTATATGAGAAGGACTTAATACATTCGGGATAGAATATCCTAATTTTTTTGTTTTTACCACTTCGTTTAAATCAACGGAGCATAATATTTGACCCATTGTTGATACCCTATATAACATACTCATTTCCGAGTCACACAACCATGCATGATAGTTTGGTGCAGGTAAAGATGCTACTGAATATATACCATGGAATCCGGTTAATGCCATTGAATCAGTTTCAAAATCAACCGTATCTATTACTGGCATTTCAAAAGTTTTAACCTGTGCATTTTGTAAATTTGTGGTATCAATTTGTCCAAAATCTGAATTATTGTTTTTGTAATATTGAGCTACTGATACGGTTCCCGCATTAGGATTTGGTAACCAAATATGTGGATTAAAATAAGATGCTAGTGTAGATCCTGTATTAATATTTGCAGCTGCTGTTATATTTGTACTAAAAGCATAGGGAGTAGAAGGATCAACATAAAATGATCCCTTATAATAACCCCCAACCTTATATGTTGTATCATCTATCCATTGAAAACGAGGAGTTGGTGTAAAGTTTGTGCTTAGATTTAGTACACCCGCACTAAAATAAATGTCGGGTTGCTCTAAAGGTATATATTTAGCAAAAGGTTCATATTGTAATATACCATTTCCATCAACCCAATCGTCGGGAAAACTATCATTGAATCCTGCTTTTATTATTACTGGTTGAACCGAACCTGTCCATCTTGGATTTGAATGTGGACGCAAACCATTTTCGGTTATTAATAATTTTTCTGGAAATCTTTTTAACACCATATAAGGTGCAAATGCCCTAGCCGTGCTATTGGCAAAGCCTGGTAGCGTCAGATCGGCATTAAAACTATCGCTCACTACTCTTCTTCCACTCGTTTGAAGAGTTGCCCACAATGTTGTATAGTTATCTCCATTGAAAGCTAGATCATTGTTGTATATATCATCAACGAAATAAAATTCTGCAAATCCAGAAACACCAACAGTAGTTCCGTTTATTTGATCTACTACACCATCTGCTGTTATTTTTAGCGGTGAATCGGTAGTTTTAATATTCCATATTTGATTTCCATCTAAATCCAAAAATCTCCATTGTGGTTTTAAAAAAGACCATTTATTTTGTGGTTCTTGATATGGATAAGATCTAGAATATTGTGCATGTAAATCTATAATATTTTCACCAACAGATGCTGTGGTTATTTCTAATCTAAATGGATAACGATTTATATGTCCTGCAAATGCTGGAGGTGGAATTTCATTAAAAAATACAGAATCTTTTACATAATTTTCTACTCTTACTGTTCTTTTTGCTGTTAAAACATCAGTATTTGTAAATGCAAATAGATTTATATCATATTTACCGGGTACGGCATAGTAATGATCTATTGATTGTTTATCATATATAATAGCCCCATCACCAAAATTCCATTTTATTTTTATTAACTCGTCTAATGGTGCATAATTTACAGATACACTAAAATTAGTAGCCTTAGTATATCCCGTTTCTCTATTTAAATTTATCGATAAACTTCCCATAAAAATATATTAAAAATCTGCTATTTTTATACTATTTGATTTTTCTACTATTTCTATTCTATCTAAAATATTTTCTATATTGTTAAAAATAGGAAATTTGAAATTTTCTATTGTTAAATTTTGTGTAAACACATTAACATCGGTTTCTGGATATGTTGGATTCCAAACAACAAAAGATAAGCCGTCTATAGTTAGATTTATATCAGATCTATATGTCTGTATGCTATCTACTCCATCAATATTAACTATATTGTTTGCTATTTGATATATGTCTATAATTTGTCCTAATTTAGAATTTTCTCTTGAGAAAGAATCATCGAATATTTTTTTAATTTCTAATGCTATAGCCGAAGATGCTCTTCTTGTGTTAAATGATTTGTTTATCAAAATTTTAGTTTGATTTATATCGGCTAGATTTATACTTGAAGCTTCTGAACTTTTTAAATAAAAATCCATATATACATAAACCGGATCTATTGGAATTATTTGAGTTGTTATGGTTTTTACTTCTTTCAGTCCCTCTAGAATAAATTCTTTTTGAGACGGTGTCAAATATTCTTGTCCTTGATTTGAAGGAATCATATATACATATAAATTGTTAAAATTACAAGAATTTGCAAATTTAATTTGATTGTATAATATTTTTGTATCTTGTTGAGGATTTTTTAATCCATTATCATAAAGATATTTTATATGTTGTTTTAAATATTCATCATTGTTTAACAATTTAATATCAGATATTAAATTTTTATAATTGCTTTTAATAAAAATTTCATAATCTGATGCTGTTACCAATCTATTTTGAGATTTAAAATTTTGTGGTGCATTTTTTCTAATGCTATCTACAGTTTCTTCTGGTGAATAGGCAGTAGATGGAAATTCATTGCTTATTTTTACATTTAAACAACCATTTGAATTTAAATAATTTCCTGAATCTATACCAGTATCTGATAAAATTTTTGTAAATTGAATAGAATTATATAATATCGTAGGAACTAAATTCATAGCACCAACTCCAACATTTTGGATATCTGGATTTATTTTTAAATAATAGATAGCAACAGAATCTCCTTTTTCTATTTTTTTACCATTTATATCATCACCAAATGTTATTTCGTATCTTTTATTTTCATTGTATCTTACTTCATATACAGTGTCTGTAGCTTTATTTAAAAACAAATCTTGTACTCTTGTCCATTTTTGCCATGTGTCGGTATTATATTTTTTAACATATACAAAAATATTAAAGTTGTCTACTGTTACTTTTGAATCAACCGATAAATAAATTTTTTCATTGTCTA